AGAAATAAACTCCTTTGTATCCGCTTGTGTTGTTCTTGTTGAGCTTTCTATTATACTGGTTCTGACTGCTTGTCACAGCTCTTAAATTTTCTATGCGGTTGTCCGCCCTGTCTCCGTTAACATGGTCAAGAGTTTTTGGTAGGTAACCTTTGTGCATTAAAAAAATAACCCGATGCACTCTATAAACTTTATCGTTAATTCTTGTTACTAGATACCCTCTACCATTGTCACAGCCGACCTCGTCACCCACATTTCCTCTTTGTCTAACGACTTTCCAATACAACTTACCAGTTTCTTTATCATACTCAAACAACTCGTTCAATAAATCTACAGTTAAATCTCTCATTTCTTTCTCCGCTTACGCTCGTCTGCTGTCTTTTCAGCATGACACTTGTAACACAGCACCTGATAGCCTGACGCTTCTAGGAACATTCTGTCAATGTAGGTGTTCCAATCTACGAAGCCGACTTCTGGTTTAACAACCGGATCTATATGATCTACTGCTGCATTGTTTCGTTTACGTTTACGCCCTTCCAACGCTGGTAGTGTGGATGCGCCTACCTTCTTACATATAGCGCACTTGTACTTACCACGCTCTACCCACGACTTCTTCTTAACATCATGCTTGACGCCCCACTTACCATGAGCGCCGCGCAATGCTGAGATAATGAAGGAACGGAAACGAGCTTCTGTCCATCTACCGTTATTCCTCACCTTTAAACTCCCATATCTCACCTTCGTGGCGTCTAAGCCAGAGCATCCTGCCGTTCTCTATTACTCTGTCTTCGTCGCCGTCATACATCTCTACGCACTTGTTGTAGTAGTCCTGCTCAGTGACGCAGTCCTCTAACAACTTAGCTGACTTCTTCTCGCCTATGCCATAGATGCCGACAATGTTATCAATGCGGTCACCCATTAGTATCTGGCGGTAGAAGAACAACATGCCTTCCTCTGGCGTTACGTAGTATTTAGTTCGCTTTACGAAATTGTAGTGCCAGCCAGGGATTTGGTCGAAGTCCTTGTCCAGAGATACCATGATAGCGTTATCACCGTGTTTAGTGGCTGCTATAGCTATGGCATCATCTGCCTCTTCCCCGTCTGTCACTACTGCTGCCCATTGATCGATAAGGTGTTGTCTCAGTGCTTGGATGTGGACTGGCTTTGCCTTATCTTTTCGATTGCCCTTGTAGGGAGCAGTTACTGCGTAGTCGTTGCGAAAGTTTCCTTTACCAGTGAGATACAGAACATACTCGGACTCTTCTTCATCGGCTCCAAGGTGGAATGCTAGAAGGTCGGTAATAAAGCCATCAAGACCTCTGATGGCTGTTTTCTCAGACTCTTCGTTACAAGACCAGCCTAGACGATAGACCAAGATGTCTGCATCAATTAAGATCACAAAGCTTCTGCCATATCTACTTCAGGCGTGTACTGGATTAAGTCTGTGATCACTAGCTTCATCAGTGAAGGGCTACGGCCTTTAGCACCTGACGGGCTAGTCCAGTCGTAGTGACCAATGACAGCTTTAGCCTTGGAGTTGTTGGCAATCAAGACGCCTTTGATCTCTTCACCGTCTGTGTCATACGCTCGGATTGGCTTGCTAGACTTGCAGGTAATGAACTCGCCTTGCTCTGCCTTGTTGCGTACATTGATGCCCATCTCTTCTAGGGCGTCTACAGCGTTGCTAGACAGGTTGGCTAGATTTACCTGGTACTTACCAGACAGTTTGTTCTCTTCTACCAGGTTTGCCCACATTACGTCTGCTTGAATTGTTACTGGTTTTACTTGTTCCATGATATCACCTTTGATTGAAATGTTGCGTTTAAGTGCTGTTTTAGATCACAACTGATCTATGTATATTATACCACACAAACTTTAGAAAAGTCAATGTGTTTCTGCCCAATTGTTACCTATGTTGTACTCTCCATCCAGAGGGCAGCGCAGATCGAAGTGCTCACCTGCTTTCTGAATAGCTTTTACTGCTACCTTACCTACTGCCTTAGCGAAGTGCTTAGGCGTTTCCACTTGAAATTCATCATGTACGTTAGCCACAATCTTAAAAGGTATCCTGCGAGCTGTCAATGTCTCTGACAATATTATCAGCGCTTGCTTCATTACTATAGCACCTGCACCTTGCAGCAGTGTGTTGAGTGCTGCGTGTTGTGACCTGACTCTTAGTCGTCTGCCATCAAGACCCTGTAGAGTGCCTGAGAGGGCCAGTCTAGCCACTTTGTCACGTAGCTTAGCCAATGCTGGTGTGTTGCGTAGAAACGACGCCATAAGCTGCTGTCCTTCCCTGTAGCCACCTTTAACAATCTCGCCTATCTTAGCAGGGCCAGCACCATACAAGAAAGCATATATAAATGTCTTCGCCTGGTTGCGATCCGTGAGTCCTGCTGCCTTCATGTTAGCAGTGTGTATGTCACCGCTTAGGATCTCGTTGGTGTAGTTCTCATCTCGCATGTAGTGTGCCAGCATACGTAGTTCAAGACCACTGGCATCTATCCCTACTAGCTTGTAGCCGTGTGGTACAGTCCAGAAGGATCTACATTCTTTACCATACGGTGCTGACACTGAAGGAACTTGAGCCATGTTGGGGCTTAGATGTGTCATTCTACCTGTCACAGCGCCGTTGGTAATGACTCTACCATGAACTCTGCCATTCTTCTCAAAGGATAACCAGGAATCTATCTGTGCTGAGCGCTTCTGCAGCATAAGATACTCGTAAATAACCTTAGCTTCTGGAATGTCAATACCTTCAAGCACTTTTTCGTTAACAATTACAGAACCTTTCTCAGTTTTCTGAGAGAATGTAACACCTGCTTCTGTCAATCTCTCTGCTATCTGCTTGCGTGACCCCACATTGAACTCTGTCACCTTGTCTTTGAGTCTCTTGTTCGTCTTCTCTGACCATCTCTCCTCCACTATCGGTGGAAAGACCTTCTGCAGGTCGGTTGTTATCGTCCTCATCCTGTGAGTTATCGTCTGATATAAGGACGTCGCGCCACTGACGTCCAGTACGAAGCCATTTCTCTCCTGAACCGCCGTAATGATGGCGACCTTGTGCTCTAAATCTACGCATGTGTCGATGAAATCCTCTTCTTTAAGCACGTTAAGCAAATGTTTGTACAAGCTGGTGGTAAGAGCTACGTCCTGCTTGCAATAATCTATCATCTCATCGGATAGACCAGCATTGTAGTCTGAAAAGTCAAGCTTAAAATCACCTAGACGCTTACCCCAGCTGTTTAAACTGTGTCCACCTTCCAGAGAAGGGTTATACAATCTACTAAGCACTAGAGTATCTATTAGAATGTGTACTGGTAGCTGTAATCCCCACACGTTTTCAAGCACTGGAGCGTCGAATCCTATAATATTGTGACCAATTACACCTGTTGCTTCACGCAATACAGGTATTAGAGTGTCTGGAGAAGTGTGAACAAGCTGTTTGCCTGTCTTGACTTCCTCAGTTACTCCGCACCAGATCGTATCGTGGTCGGTGTTGGTCTCTAAATCTAGTGTAATCAACATAGTAGTGCCCTGCCGTATCTGGCTTGTTGCTGTGTCTGTCGTAAGGGTTCGTGTGTTTTACCTGTGTCTGTCTTTCTTGGATGCCTAGCACCCAGTTACCTATCTTGCTCATTCTCATATACCCCTGGTTCAAAGTCTGACTCCGATTTTAAGTCTATCCTGTCAATCGTGTCAATATCTTCTGTAGTATGTGAGCAACAGCCGTTGCATAAATCCAGGAAAGACCCAGATACTGCAGACTTTCTAGTCGCTTCAAAGTCTGATAAAGCTACGTTACAGGCTAAACATCTCACAAGGCTTCCTCCATAATTTCAGACATTCTACCGCTTTCTTGGTTATAGAGCAAGCCAGCAGCTCGTCCTGTAATACCTGCAAAGCGATTCTTGAGAACTCTAACGTGTGTCGTGTTCCTCTCTATTGGATCGTCTGCCTGTCCGTTGCGTTCTAGACCTATCACCATATCTGAGAGCTGTGCAATACTAGCAGATCCTCTGAGCTGTGACAGACTACTAGCAGCACCTTCCTCATGGCCTTTGCCGTCGGGTCGCTTGAGATGGCTAACCATAAACAGCGTGATACCTGTCTCTTGTACTAGCATCCTGAGCTTGGTGCAGATCTCATCCAGTGCCTTACGTTCGTCGCCGTTGCTCTGAGCTGATACAACAATAGAAACGTGGTCTAGGAACAGGAACTTGGTGTCAAGCGCTTTTGCCATGTAGCGACAGCGGGCAACAATGTTATCAATGCTGGTGCTTCCAAAGTGGTCAAACAAATACAAGCGGTTAGTACCCATAGTTTTCTCGAAAGCATCCCAGCGTTCCTCTTCTGTAGTCTCTACTGTTGGTAGGTGTATAGGCTTGTTCGCTGCTAGTGACATAAGCGATAGAGCTGTCTTACGTGCGTTCTCTTCCAGGAACAACAATCCGATGTTCTGCTCTGAGTTCTGCAGGATGTGCCACACTATCTCTCTGACAAACTGCGACTTACCTAGTCCAGATCCAGCGGTTATTGTAACTAGCTCTGCCTCTCTAATACCAAACGTCAGTTTGTTGACACCTGCCCACGGGTACATGACAGCAGCAGTTTCTACTGGCTTGTTAACTTCATCCCAAAGACTAGCGCCATTGATGATACCGTCTGGAACAAAGCGCTCTGCAGCCCAGAAGGATGCGATATAGGCTCTGTCGTCGTTCTGGAGTAAGAAGTCGCAAGCGTCCTTGTACTGGCTTGGGTACTTCATCACCTTAGACTTGCCACCAAATAGCTCTGCCACCTCTCTGGCGGCTTTAATGCCCGGTTCGTCACTGTCAAACGATATAACAATGGTGTCGAAGGTGTCTAGCCACTCGTAAGCGGCCTTGCAGTCGCCTAGAGCGCCGCTAGCGCCATTCTTGATACTGACTACAGGGTACTTGCTCCCTTGCATCTGGTAGCTTGCTAGGGCGTCAAACTCGCCTTCTGTAATTGTGATAGTCTTACCGCCTTTACTGAACAAGTGCTGTCCGAATAGTCCCGACTCTTTCCAAGAACCGGCGGTTGAGAATTGTTTATCGTGTTGTCGTATTTTTGCAGCTACTGGCGTGTTTGCATCGTCCGCATCGTGATAGCTGAAATAGGTCTTGTCTGGATTGTGGATGACACCATATTTCTTAGCGGTTGCTGTTGTGATACCTCTCTCAGGTATAGCGTTGTAGCGTCCGGTAGTGAGTAGGCT